CGTTCCTGAACGCTCGTTCACATTGCGCCGCTCTCATCTTGAGATCGCGTCTCACCATCACGCTACTCTTTACTTGCAGGCAAGTATGGTGTTGACTACGGATATGCCTGCTGCGAAGCGTGAATTGCCCGATGGTCACGTCTCCATCACGGCGCGGATGCTGGCGGCGCGTCGGCAGTCGGCGCGGATGCGCGAGCATCGGCAGCGCGCGTACCACGAACGCAACTTACTCGTCGCTGTGCTCTCGCGTCTGTGGCCCTCGCACTTGATGCCCGTGCGCCCTGGTCGGGATGTCCGCGGTCAGATGAATACGTGGAACTGGGTTGTCTGCATCCACTCACCGGAAGGGTTGCTCAACTGGCATCTGCCGAACGAGGAAGTTGATGTGTACTTCTCACATCTCACGAAGCTGGGCGACAACCACTGGGACAAACACACGCAAGATGTAAAGTGGGAACGGCTTGAACAACTCGTGGCAACGCTGGCGAGACCGAGGCTGGTGCATGAGAAAACTGAAGACTAAGGCGCTCACGATCGCGCAGCTCGCCCAAGCTGGCGGCAAGGCTCGAGCCGCGAAGCTGACACCAGAACGACGCTCCGAGATTGCCCGAGCGGCTGTTATCGCGCGATGGGCTAAAGTGAAAGGTGGTGCCGCATGACGCTCTACTGGGTCCGCGTTCGCTATCATCGGAGCGGCGAGGAGAAGGTGATCGAATACGACTCACCGAGCGCTCGCGCGTTTGCCCTTATCATGCTCGCGCCGTACGTGGATGTACTTGGGGAAGGTGTGAGCAGTCCAGAGGTTCACTGATGGGGAACTGGACACAAGCGGATGTCGATCGTGTGACCGCGCGTCGTTCGCGGCCTGCCGAAGCGCCGATTTCAGCGACGCCAATCATTGAGCGCCAGAAGTATCGCAACGTCAAAACGGTCACGTTCGACGGCGAGAAGTTCGATTCGAAGCGTGAAGCGGCGAGATGGCTGGAACTGAAGGCCAGACAACAGGCCGGCGAGATTCGCGCGCTAGAGCGTCAGGTGGAATTCGATCTGATGTGTCCGAACCCGACACGCGATGGCTTCGCGGTGGTCTCCCAATATGTCGCGGATTTCGTTTACATCCTCTGCGAGACAGGCAAACAGGTGATTGAGGATGCGAAAGGCCAGCGGACGCGGCGGTACTTGCTGAAACGCAAGTGGCTGGAGCTCCAAGACGGAATCACGATCACCGAGGTCTAGGGCCAGTACGAACAGTAGTAGAACCCGAGATCACGCACGCTCGGATCACTCAGTATGGACAGCCAGCCAGGCTTCATCCTTCGCCAGGGACGATCGAAAGGCGCTATCGAAGGCGGCGATCACCTCATCATTCGTTGGGAGCGGTTCGTCGGGATTGTCCTTGGCGAACAGGGATTTGATCCCGGCGATCAGCGCTGGGGTCTCTTGGATCGCGAGCTGTAGCAATGCTTGGTTCACTTCGCCGTCTCCTTGATGATTGTTTTGACGAGCGCCACATACGGCGCGAGCTGCTGACCCTCGGACGCCGGCAGATCCTTGAGGAGTTCGTCGAGTCCGGCGCCGACAATGGCCTGCCAGCCTGTCGGAACCGCGTGGATCGTCTTGATCGCGGACTCATGGTAGAGCGTCACCTTGCGTGCGGTGGCCACGGAAATGACTGGCGGCGTTGTTGCGGATCCATCCTGCGCGATGTCCCGCAACAGATCCAGATCGTGAATCGCTTGCGTGCCGTACCATGCGGCGGTGGCTTGCGGGTTCAGATTCGGCGGAACGTGTTTGCAGGCTGGCGCGACGAGCAACAGACAGACGAATAGCAATCGCTTCATGTGAGACCTTTCAGGATGTTAGCGTCGGATGTGACTGATCGAATTTGCCGAGCAGTTCAATCGTGTTCTGGAGCAAGCTCACGACACCGGACGCAACGGAAATGCTCGCGCACACCTTCAGCAAATGCAGGAAATCTGTAGCCGGCATGACGCCCATCATGCCCGCTGTCAACGTGCCCAATAGCGTCTGAAGAAAGGTCCGCAAGGCTCGCACGAAGACAATCGTGAGTGGCTGAATCACTCGCACGATCACATGGGCATGATCAGCATACGCCGTCAGCGGTGGATCGCTCGCCCGTCGGCCCGTATTGAGCGAACTCGCAGAGACCGTGACGACAGTGGGTTGCGGATCATTCATAGGAATTTAGCCGAGATACTGATAGCCGAGTGATCGCAGATACGCACGCTCAGTCTCAACATCGTTCGCGCTGACCTGTCCACGTACCCACCGATACGCGTCGAACTCAAAGGCGCAGACGAAGTACGGCCCGCGGGGATTTCCTGGTGCGAGATACCACGGCGGGTTGATGTCGCCGGTCTGATTCGGATCGCGATGGAACGGCCGGATCGTCCTGCCGGCCACTTGCCAGATCGTATCGCCTTCGTACGTCGGTCGCCCGCCCGAATCAACGCCTGTCTGCCGGCCTGAATGCAGGACACCGTTCTCATATTCGGAGAACAGCACATCGTACGTCGTCATCGCGCCGGCACCGTTCCAGTCGCCTCCACCTTCACCGCAGGGGATGTGCCCTGGATTGTGTTCGATCGCCAAGTAGCCATTCGGGAGGAGTGCGCGGAACTGCTTGCCGAAGTTCGCGATATTCTCGGGACTCGAGCCGTAAAACACGCCATCCCACAGCCGACCGAACAAAATGTACGGCGTCAGGTCAACGCCGCTCTGAAACAGGTTCACCAGGATCGGAAGCTGGCGAAGTGCGTTCGGGTAGCCGTCGGTCGGGTTGTCGGCATTGTCGCCATCGAACACCACGATCGGAATGAAGCCGGCGCGGATGATGTCCTCGACGAGCGCGCGAAATGCTTGCGGGTCTGCTTCGTAGTTTGGCGAGACGTAGCGGTCGAACGGTGGCTCGTTATAGATCGGGCCGCCAGCGAAGAACTCGACGATGCAATGCGTATCGCCAGCCGCATGCTTCGCCGTGTAGACCGCTTGGCGATCGGATTCGGAGAGCGCGACGAGCCATGGTTCGAACCAGGCGATCGGGCCGTACTGCGCGGTCTGGACGGTGAGCCCTTGGAAGGTCAGATTGACGCCGCAGACCTGTTCACGCGTGGGGACTGGAGGCAGCGGGGGCTTCGTGCGATGCGCGATGGCTTCGGGCTGGTCGTGGAGCCACGCTTGGATCTCTTCGCCGGTTCGGCCTCGCAGGGCCATCATCTCAATGATTTCGGCCACGGGATCGCCGACGGTATGCGTCGGATAGCGTCCCAGCTCGGCCACGCACAGCGCATCGGCGAGCCCGTGGAATTCGATCAAGCGGTCAACCGTAACATCGATGGGAAAGATCGTGCTCATCGCTATGCCTGGAGATCTTCAACGGGATCGAAGCGATCCACCGGATCGATTTCCACGACCATCGGTTGATCCTCGAATCTGAGCCGCTGTACGCGCCCGTAGATCACAATCTCCACGCCGATACGCGGCTGATCGCGTAGGGTTCTCGCCCAGATACAGCTCAATGTGTGGCCATGCCCATCGCGCAAGGTCACATTCAGCCGGCCATCACGGGCGAGCGTGGTGCTCATCGTCGTACCCGTGATCTGCACATAGGTCCGCGTCGAGGACGTGAGCGAATCGATCGTTTCCGGGTAATACGTGTGCAACGGCATCACCTGCACCAGCAGCAGGACGACCCAGAGCCCCATTTAGGCCACCTTCATCGCCGCGAGATCGGCGGGCGCTTTCCGACGACTGTAGGTCAATCGGCCGCCACACTCCGCACACCGCTCCAGCGTCTGTCGATACGCGTCCTTCCGCTTGATACGCTCACTGAGCGGCAAGTCTAACCACGCCGTCACCTTCTGCAAGGCGGCTTCTTCGCGCTCGCGTGGCATGAGCGATGGCGATTCTTTCCAGACGCGGCTGGCTCCCATTACTTGTGCGAATGATTCTCGCGCTCGATATTAAGGATCGCATCGATCGTGACCTGAAATTCGGACGGCGCGAAGATCAACCCATGATCGTCCATCCATTTCAGAAACGTCGCGCAATACTGAAGCTCGAGCCCGGTTGACTCCGCAATCTTGGCGAGCTTCTGCGGCTTCGTGCAGCATGCCTCGATCGCGCAATTCCGAATACCGTTACTCATTTTTATTGTCCTTTTCTCTTCGGAGGAATGCCTTTTATGCCGATCCCTGCTAGGAACCCCTTGAGTTCTGAGAGTTCGTTATCGGCAGCTTCTTGTTTCTCCCGATTGAGTTTTGTCTCTGAACGCCATTCGTTGATCGTGGCTTGCTGTGCGGCATTTGTCCCGCGTTGCTCGGCAATGAACTCCCGAATCTCTGAGCGCAGACCCCATTGCGTGCCGACCTGCACACCCCACATGCTGGCCGCACCGACGATCAGGAGTAGACCATCACGTAATGTGATCTTCGACTTAGTGATGTCGTCCTCTCGTCGTCCGGGTGTCACGTCTCCATCATCGCCAAAACGCCCCTGCCCGGCCTGGGCTCTGAACTGCGTTAAGTTCTGTGCAAGATCAGCAGAAGTCATGCAACACGCTCATGCAAGATCATGGACACTTCAGTCCAGCCGTGCGGGAGCAGAGCATCGTCTGCTGTCATACGGTTAGGGGAGAGTTCCTTGCTGCCCGCTTGGGCTCTCCCCGCTTCGGTCTTACCGGACATGCGGAAACGCGACGTGACCCCCTCCAGCGATCATCGTGATCAGATACAGCACGAGCAGAATCACGACCGCAACGATAATAACCTGCGCGAACGGCGCTGGCATCGGAATGTACGTCACGATCAAGTACACAACGAAGCCGACGAGCGCGAACAGCAGCAAGGTCGTCAGAATCCCTACGATGTCCATGTCAGTCTCCCAGTCATTTCGGCGCGGTCAGCAGCCACCGAATCAGTACCGCGAGAAGGCCAATCGCCGAAATGACGATCGCGATATTCGCGCGACTTTCATCTTTGAATGCTTTCCCACCCTGCACAATCCCGCCGCCTGCTGAGACGGTATTCCTAAGTTCGCTGAGTTTTTCGTCCAGTGAGGCGAACCGGGCCTCAATTTCAGGCCGCGGCATCGTCTCTTTGTTCTGCGTATCGAGTTTTCGACTGAGATCATTGTGCGTCTGGTTGTACGATTTCTGCGCCTCTTCCGCTTTCACGATCGCTTTCTCGCTCGCTTCAAACGAACTGCGCGTTTGCTCCTTCACGGATTGCAACGCTGCACTCACCGCCTTGTCGTTGTCGGTCAGACGTTGATCGACATATTCCTTCAGCGTGTCGATGGTCCACGGCATTGGATTCACACTTCGATCCAGCCTGAGATGCCGTCATCGGTTCTAGTCACCACATTTCCTAGATCAATCCGCGGTAAATCGTCAGAATGCGACTCCGCAACTGCACCAGCGTCATCGTCGGCGCCGGAATCGACTCCCATAACCCCTGCACGATCGCGCGTACAGCTTCATCGTTCATGCGCATCGTAGAAAGATCCGCTCGCACTTCCGCCAACAGCGTCGGATCCGCGAGGTCGACCGAGAGGATCAAGGCATCGCCTTGCGCCCGCTGTTGATCGGTCGCCGCAAGCTGATAGAATGCACGCCATGTGGATCGATCTGCCAGCGTGCCGATACTGACGCCATCGATCGGGATGCCCGCATCGCGGAGCGCGCGTTCGACCGTCTGGATTGGCGCAATCGCCATGATGGCTCACCCCTCAATCCAGCCAATAAGCCCAGCCGTGATCGTCGAGCCGACAGAGGCCGTATTGGCCCGCCATGTCGTCGTGCCTGTGGCTTGGCTCCATTCATTCCAACTGTAGAAATGGCGCCCCACAGCCGGCTTTTTCACGAGGCGGAGCGCTGAAATCATCGAGCCCTGCTCCGCGATGGTGTGCATCGTGCCGCCGACGGCGTAGGTGGTTGTTGAGTCCTCGCCGATTCCAGCCGACACATCGACTGCACCCGTGTTGTCGACGACGACGCCTTGGAGGGTGAGATCCAGATCCGCATCCTGCCAGCCCACCACGACGTCGACTTGATTGGACGTCGTCGAGCCATTGGCTTGTCGCACCGTGGCCGTTGAATAGGTCCACGTCGCGGTGGTTTCAAATCGCTGGAGCGGGCGCCGGTCACGGTTGTAGTAATTCCACAGATGGCGCTTTGTCGCTGAGTCTTCGGTCTGCCCGCTCACGCCCGTGGTGCGGAACACGCCAAGCAACATGCGCGTATTGTCGCCACTCTTGAGCAAGCGTCCGTTCGTCGTGCGGACAACGGCTGTGGCTCGCGTGGTGTCATTGGTCCAGGCGAGCAGTTCCAGCGTCGCCACGCCGGCATTGTTATAGCAGAAGATGTCGTACATCGTGGACGTTGATGCGGGCACCGCGATCGAAAATTCCGCAGAGGTCACGCGCGTCGGATTGCCGTTGGAATCTGGCAAGTCCAAGCGATTGCCCGTCAGTGGGGAACAATAAATCGTGGTGGCGGCCGTCACATCGCTCACTGTGACCGGGACGGCGGTTGTCAGCGTCAGCCGGAAGTCATTGATCCATCCCTCGACTGGTACTGAGGGATTCGGCGTCAAGACCAGCGTGGATACGGAATCGGCCACACCGACGAGACGCCGTAGGACGGGCGCTGTCGTTGTCAGCGCGCCGGCAGCGCCGATGTAATACATACTGCCGACTGATAGGGAACCTAAGCCCGTCATCTGGCCGTTCAATCGAATCGTGCCGCTCGTGCCGCTCGCGATGTTTGAGGGCACCATCCCAATCTCAGGCACCACCGAGCTATAGATTTGCGTGCTGTCGGCTTTGTACCACTGGCCGGCGTTCTTTGATCCGCTGCCATCCGACAAGTACACGGCTTGGCCGGCGGTCAATGCCTCGCCCGCGGTGCCGATCAATTCAACGTTGTTGGACGTGCTCGGAATCGCTGAAATGTTGTCGCGCGTAATGATGACGGAGCCGTGCGCGGGTGGCGTGGCGGCCGTTTCTTCGACGAATTTGTAGGAGACCCCAATCGTGAGGAACGCGACGTATCGCCCGTCGCTGCCCGCCACGATCGGATTGGTGTTCGCGACGCTCAAAGCCACATCGGTGTACGTCGCCACGGGTGTGGATGTCCCGGCCAAATAGGTCCAGACCAGTCCACCGCTGACAGGTGTCCCGTTGCTGTCGACGACGCGTTTATCGATGTCAGGAGCGTAGGTACCAGTCGCCATCTACTGTGCCTTTACCCGAGCATTCCAGACGGTACGGACGGCTTCCCCTTGTGGCATCCCGAGCTGCACGAGGGCTGCAACGGCATCGCCGATAGACGGGGAGGCTTTGATCACTCGAGCCACCGCGGCGGGATCGTTGCGGATGTGCGTCGTGCGACCCACCCCGAGAACGCCGATGTCTTTCCGGTCCGGCTCGGCGATCTGGGCGAGGTCGTTGACGCCTTGAGCCCCGGCAAGGGTGCTGGCGGCCTGTGCGTAGGGCGCGACGGCTTCGAGGGCTTTGGCTACAGGCGTCGCGAGCTTTTGCGCCAGCGCGCCTGTGTGCCAGCCAGCGCGGCCTCCAGCCCATACTCCGCCAGCAACGTTCAACGGGTTTAATGTTTTCGCGCCAGCAATGCCTCCGACGATTTGCCCTGCGGTTGAGCCCAGGCTTCTCATGTTCGGGTTCGTGGCGACTTCAGCGGCGACGCGAGACGATCCTTCGACGAGCGGCTTGACAGAGCTCAGCGCGAGTGCCGTCCACGTCTTGGCTTTCGGCGCGTTAGGGGCATTGGCCGACGGGATCGCGCCCAGCGCGGCGCTGATCTCGGCGTCGGTCGCATCGGCCGGAAACTCCATCGTCTTTCCTTCGAAGGTCACGAGGCGTCCTTGCTCCGCCATCAGCCACCGACCCGGCGCATTTTGCCGTCCGGTCCACGTTCCCAGCGCTCGTTGACGGTCGGCGCGGTCACGGCTGGCGCAGGACCGCCGGCGGTGGGCGTCTGGAGCCGCTGTTGAATCCGCTGGATCTGTTGACCGACTGAGAGCAAGCGATTCTCACCTTCAGTCCGCAACGCGGCAATCGAGCCCAGGATCTGCGCGACAGTCGCATTCGGATCTACGAGTTGTTCGGCTTCATGTCGTGCGGAATCGGTCAACTGTCCCGCCAGATTTGGCTGCGAGATGATGCGCGCGTATTCGTTTTGCACCGATTGCACGTAGACACGGAACTGCGAGAGGTCGACGTCGCCGAGTGCCTTCTGATCAATCGCGCGCAGCGGCCGATTCAGCAGGGGCGATCCGACATCGGGGATCTTATCGACGACGCTCTTGAGTTTGTCGGCATTGCGGTCTGCGGTCGCCATGAAGCTCTGAACCGCGTCGTACGATTTCTGCTGCTGCGACAGCGACGAGGCGTTGGACTTGTAGAACGCGCGGAGCGCGGGTTCGTCCATCCCCGATGACGCCGCGATCGCGCCGACCTTGGCATTGACCGCCGCACGTACCGCTTGCGCTGCCGGATCGTTGCCGCGGCCCGTCTGCGGGAACTGTCCCGTCGCGATGTAGTTCTGCGCGGCCTGATACAGCCCGTTCGGCGTCATTCTGACGGTCGGATCGAGCTTGTTCGCATCAGGCCCAGTCGGCCGCGAATCGTCCAGCGCCCATGACGGCAGATTCGCCAAGGCATTCGATGCGGCGGCGTTGACCTGAATCGAGGCCGGCGGAATCGCTTTCACTCGCGCGGTCACATCCTCGCCGTTATAGAAGTACTTCCCGCCCGTCGGTGTGGGGACGAATGAGCCCGGCACGTCCTTGCCGTCCAGACGGAACGTGACGTGCTGCGCTTCTGGCGGCTTGATCTTTCGGGCTTCATAGCCTGCGAGCGAGGATGTTTCCGTCGGCGTCAGCGTTTGACCGCTCGCGCGCTTGGCGTATATCGCTTGAGCCTCTGCATCGAGCTCTGCTTCCGTTTTGGGTTTTGGCGCACCGGTCGTGATGACTTCGCCCGTTGACGGCTTCACAAGCGTGCCGCCTTCAGGCAGAATCACGGGCTTTTCCGCGTCCTTGTATTTCTCGGAGAGCCCGCGCACCGCTTGCAGCACGGCGGTCGGTGTGGCTCCGCCGGCCAGCGCATCGAAGATCGGCTTGAGTTCGTCGTCTGTGACGAGGCCGTTTGCTTTGGCGAGCCCGGCGAGCGTCACGATCCCTTCGGGAGTTTTCCCAAGCTCGGATTGCAATGCAGCATGAGCGAAGTCCGCACGATGGTCGACCTTGGTCGCCGTGAACTTCGCAATCGATGCGTCGACATCATCCAGAGATTTCAGGACCGTTTGCTGCATCGCCGGCGGAATGTTCGCGGCCGAGAGTTGCTGCACCAGTTTCGCCCGATCGAGTGTGCGACTCCCGTCAGGATTCGCCTGCGTTAACGTTGAGACGATGCGATTGGACGCCTCTTGGAATCGCTGCGAGGCGGCGACGGCGGCCGTTTGCTGCTGTTCCTGCGCGAGCCTCGCCTGACGTAGCTGGCTTTCTTCCGCCTGCGCGCGCTGCTGCTGCATCTGCTGGGGAATCGCGGCAACACTCTGCCCGATGTTCTGGACCGCTCCGCCCCAGGCTTGCGCCCCAATCTCTCCCGCTCTCGCTCGAGCCGCCGCGCCGGCTAGCAACGCTTGCGCCTGCGGATCGCCTTGATGCCGCATGATCTCCGCGATGCTGTTCGCGTAGGGCGAAACGTAGGGCTGATATTCAAACGGCATGATCAGAGCTGTGTCGCCTGCAATTGCAACAGGAACTTCCGGTACCACTCATCGAACGAATCCAGTTGCGCATTGCGCTGCTGGTTGTAGTTCAAGACATCGCGATTGAACCCGAGATTCTGATTGAACTGCTGATTCTGCACGCCAGTTTGATAGCCGACGAGCTGCGGCGCTAATGTCGCTTGTGAGTTCTGGAACGCCTCCAAGAACGGATCCCGGTATTGCGTGCCATAGTTCGTGTTGTACGTGTCGAGCGCATTGCTGCGATTCGTGGCGTAGGTCTGCAACGACCGGTTGTACGCGTTGTTGTATTCGTTGGACGCGAAGTTCTGGCCGTAGTTGATGAAGTCCTTGATCGATCCTCCGGTCCCGATCACCCCTTGTGCGGCTTTGCTGTTTTCGAGGCCGCGAAAGCCTTCCCCGAATCGGAACTGATAACTGGGATCGTTCCAGACATCCGTACCAGTCGGCGGCGTGAAGTCTCCATACTGAAACGCGGGCGCACGAGGCACTGGAGGCGCGTTGAACCCGGGTGCATCCGGTATCGGCGGAGGAGGTGTCGGCGTAGGCGTTGCGCCCACATCCGGCGTAGTCGGTGTCCCTCGTGTATACGGCGTCGTTGGCGTGCCGGGATTCGTCGTGGAAGTGGGTAGGCCAGGCGTCTTGGTACCTGACGGCGTAACCCCTGGGATCTTCTGCAACAGGGGATCATTCGGGTCGTTCAGATTCGGCCCAGGTACCGGATTCGGATCCTGTCCATTCGGCGTTCCCACGACGGGGTAATCGGGATTGGTGTTGGCATTTCCCCCTGTATAGACCACGGATCCGATTTCAGATCCGTAGCTATAGCCAGGACCAGGAAGCGCGGGCGGCCACGGACCCGTCCAGCCAGCCGGCGGGGGTCCGTTCCACCATGCGGTCGGATCGCCCGTATTCGGTGGCGCGACGTAGCCTGGATCAGTCGGGAGATCGGCCATTAGCGTGACCCCATGTAGGCACCGAAGCTGTTCGGTTGCAGATAGGGCAAGTCGTTCGCCTTCGCGGACATGAATGGGCTCGTCGTCGCCGTCCCGGTCTGCGGTGCCAACATGCTGCCGAAGCTATTCGGAGTAGACGACGACGGTTGACCGCCAAACACGTCGGCTTGCGCCAAACGCTTGAGCGGATACTGCGGGTCGTTCAGTTCTTGTCCACGGGCGACGAGTTCGGGCCACTTCTGGACCCAATACGGGGTCTCCTGATCGGACACGCCGCGCGATCGGAAGTACGAAGAAATCTGTGTCGCGAGATCGCCCGATGAATTGATGGTCGGCAGGGTTGCGCCGCTGTTGCCGTTGCTGCTAGCCGTGCTCGCGCCGCTCGTTGATACGTAGGGCGGCATCGGCACCGTGGGCAGGCCCAACATCGAACGCACGATGTTCGCGCGCTGCTGACGGGCGGATTCGAGATCGTAATTCCCGCGCTGCGAGGCGTCGAAGTTGGACTGGGTTTGCGCGTCGCGTTGTTTCTGATAGTCCAAGGCGTACGCGTCATTCTTCGTCTGAATCCCAGCCGCCATCGCGGAGGCTCGAGCCTGACGCGCCGCTGAATTTTCAGCGGCGTTTGCTTGCCTGTTGGCCCCATAAATCGCCGCCCCTCCCGCAATCCCAGCTACGGCTACGGTTGGCATGGCGACGTCCTCTCTTCAATAAGTCGCACCGAGTAATCGTCTCCAATCGAGACGATCGCTGTCTGCATGTCCAGCATGACTTGACCGTCACGCATTCCGGCATACGTCACTGGCACATAACCAGACACGGCCGCCCATGCGTTGTAGCCGCTCACCGCATCGTCGATACGACCTTCGGCAATGCCGATGCGTAACGCCTTTCCAACTTCCCGATTGTGATCAGGATCGCTCGGATGGTTGTCGTGGATTAACTGCTTATCGAGTTGACGATGAAATCGAGCGCCGACTTTTTCATCGCGTCTGTCTCGTGACGACTTCAGCGGAATCATGTAGTGATCGGCTTCAACTTTCTTCGCGCCAACATGCTTCAGGAGCCTGTCGACCTTCTCATCTACCGAAGCGGTCATAATTGCGCTCGCGCCAACGGATGTGGCTTCAGCTTGCACGGCAGACCAGAGCGCACGCTGCACAGAGACCTTTCCGCGATGATGTTCCGCAATCCACAGACATTCCGCATGAAGAATGAAGAGCAAGATGTGACACCCGACAATTTCGCCATCGCATTCGACAACGACGACTCGAGCCTTCTCAGGATCCAACATCTGCCAGATGCTTCCGGCTTCTGTTCCTGACAGGCGCGGCCACTCATCGGCTGGCAGAAGTCGGCTCGTCAAAGCTGTTCCACCATGACGATCAGCCGGTACTTCATCTTGTTGGGCGTGTTCGACGCGTACGCGGTCGCATAGTTGATCGGTGTGCCCTGATCCGCTGGGATCATCACGGTGCCGCTCTGGAGCGTGCCGATCGAGTCGCCGGTCAGCGCCGCTCCGCTCACGCTCTTGGCCACGCCGCCTTCCGTCCACGAGATCGTGACCGTCAGTGAACTGCTGACTCCATCCGCCGTGGTGATCCGCGCGTACCAGGTGATCCGACAGGGTTCCCCGGTCAGTGTGGGTAACGGGATCGGCGTCGTGGCAATCGCCGCGTTCTGATTCGTCAGGCTGACCGGTGGCGACGTGGCTGGCGACCCCGGCGTACTGGTCGTGAGCCCGATCAACAGCGGTTGCGCGCTGACATTCCCCCAGATCGCCAGAAACCAGCGGAGCCAATCGCCCGACGTGAACCACCGATCCGCAATCGGCGCTTTGTCCGGTGGAGGATCGAGTGCCATCGATCATGCCGCCTGTCCCTGTGAACTCGCGTCGTTGTTGACGTAGCAATTGATCAGGCGCCACGGAATCGGATCCGAGACGACACACTTGTTCACGCGATCGCGCGGAACGCCCATCCGCCAGAACCGGACGCGGCGTTTGTATTCGCCGACTTTCCCGGCTTGTTTCTGTCGCTCATTGCCCCAGGTTTTGCCGCCATCATCTGAGGTCTGCCACAGCACGAGTGGATCGCTCCCTTGCCCGCTCTGCGTACCAAGTCCGGCCTCAAGATACAGTTCGATGTTGCGGATCGGGACTTGGCGATGCTCGTTGAACAGGCCAGGCGCGCGACGTTCGCGACGGATCGCGCTGCCGTCCAGTTCGGTGCCAAAGGTGACATCCATCTCGGCGATCATCGTGCTCACGCGATCGCCAGTCAGATGCTTGTTGAAGGCGAACGTATGGACGCGCGGGCGCCAGACTTCATACGAATTGGTCGCGCTTTTCCAGTAGCCGCGCTCGTGCCATTGATTCGTTTCAAGATCCAACGTCCACGTCGCGTTGGCGGTGGGAAAGTTCAGGTTATAGAACGTGTGGCCTTGATCCTGATACACCAACGCTTCGGCATCCGCGATCGTGCTGGTGCGCGCCATGTTCGCGATCGCCGTTTCGACCGCGTAGGTGCTCACCCGTTGCGGCGAGTACCCGACAGTCCGTACGACAATGCCCGCGCCTTCCGTCGTTTGACTGAGCCACATCACCGATGGACCAGACGCGGCCAATGAAAACGGCGCCACAATGCCGTACTTGAAGTTGAGCCCTTGCCGCGGCGCGAGCGGAAACGGAAACGTGCCGGCGTCGTACCAGACATCCCCGGAGAGCGAGCCGATCAACCAGATGTCCGGCGGGTTGACGATCATCGCTTTCCATGTATCCGGCGCCGCCGATCGAACCGCAAACTGGGTCGGATCCCAGGTTGTGAAGTCGTCGAGATCGGACAGGTAAATCCGGCCGGTGCTGTTGTCGAAGCTGATCCCGTAGCCGTCGATCGTGCCGATCATCATGCTTTTGTTCGTCAGCACTTGGGTTAGCGCATTCGTCGAGAGATTCAGGTTATAGGCATTGCCGCCGCTCGAGGCCAACGCCTGATTCCCGATCGTGCCGTTCATCACGATCATGGCGGGGTTGTTGTCCTGCGCGACTGTGCCGTACCTCGATGACGTTTGCGTTTGGAACAATTCGTAGAACCCGGCGCCTATGACTCCGAGCGTGCGGCCATTCATCGATGTGAGGGCTCGGCCACCGACATCAGTAACGGAGATCCACGACTGAAAGCCAGGCGTCGGATACATCGCCGTCCGAGACTTGGCGTACTGGGATTCCATCGTCTCGGGATACCAGTTCATCGTCCGCTCGGCATCCGCAGTCAACGATTGCGACGTGTAGCTCGGAGAGCAGAAGCCGCGATACTCCATTAGGGCGCCGCCACGTTCGTATCGCTGTTGATGTCGTACATGACGGAGGCCAGATCCGTGATGAGCTCCACGGGCCGCACGTTTGCGGTCTTGATCCAGTCCTTGCCGCTTTTCGCGCTGGCGAACAGCATCGGATCAATCGGTTGCCCTTCGCGCCATTCAGGCCACATCAGAACAGCGAGGTTGTCCATCAGGGCGAGTTCGTAGCCGTCAGGCACCACGAGCGTCGTGCTTGTCGCGGCAGGATCTTGAATGGAGGCCGGCGCGTAGAGCACGCCTTGCAGGTTCGATCCGGTCGCCACTGGAAACAGATGGAGACTACCGAGGCTCCCGCTATAGGTCGGGTTGTAGTACGCCTGCTGCGGAAACGGGCTTGTGAGGTTCTTCTGCGGAATCGCTTGGTACTCTTTGTCGGTGATGGAATGCAGGCGATATTCCATCGTCGGCGACACGCTGGTGTCCTGAAATTTCCAGACGAGTTCGTTCGGCTGCGGTGGCCGCGGCGTGCTGACATCGCCACCGGTCCCGACCGTGTACGGATTCGTGGCCGTACCCTTGGTGGAGGAGATTGTGAACGTCGTGCGCTGAATGAACGGGATCGTATTGCGTTGCAGTCGCCAACTCCCGAGCATCATCTTGAAGCGGATGAAGCCATCCGCCATGTCTTCAGGCGCAGGAGTTTCGTTCGCCTGAATAACGTTGACGCGTCGGAAACTGGCCGTGATGAGATCGGCAACGGTCATGGAGGCTCACGACAACGGGATTTCTTCCCACACGAGCGAAATCTGCATCACGGCGGAGGTCAGGGTGGCCGAAGCCGAGACCGACGCCCACGAACCCGGCGCCACGGTGATCATCCGATCCAGGCGGATCCAGCTCGCCTGCGGAGGCTCTGCGGTGACTGCGGTCGTGCCGATGCTGGCGAACGGGAAAAAGAACGTTCCCGCATTCGTCGGCGTACCGATCCGGTAGGGCGTGCAACTCGAAACTGGCGCCCCGATGTAGAGATTGGTCGTGCTGTCGATTGCGGTCGTGCTACTCGGTGCGGCTGTCTGGCCTGTGGCGCCCGTGATGCCGAGCGCGCCAGCCGCACCAGATGCCGTCGTGATGCCCCAGCCCACGCCCACGATGCGCGCCAGCACCGTCTTGGAGCCATTCCACAGCAACGGCCCACCTGTCCCGGCGGCCGTGCTGTAGATGACCGGTGCCGTCACAATGGCGTGCGCCATGTACAGGCGTTTGCCGAGGGAGGCGTCGCCGTACTGGAGGTCTTCAATCACCGCTTCACCGACTTTTTCTTGCCGCGCCTCGTTTTGACCGGCCGGCGCGGGCGCGCTCGCTGCGATTTGGCGCGCGTCTTGGCGCGCGGATGTTGCGAGGCGATCGGAGTGCGAGCACGCATGGCGGGCTCAGCCTTCTTCGGCAAGGCGCCGATGGAGGGAATGATCGGCTTGTGATCATTCGGCTGTGCGGAGTGCGGCAGGGTCGGCGGCTGAATCGTGCCAGCGAGGAAGGCGTCTTCCGTCTGTCGATCAGGAACGATCCAGCCGTTGACAAACTTCGGATATTCGTCCATGACGCTACTCGGTGTCGATCGCGTGCTGCGCTTCATCAGCGACGACGGGTTGCGCTTTGCGCGGACGTCCTCGGCGCGCTTTGGGAACTCCGGCCACATCCGTCACATGCTGCGAGGTTTCGGCCCCTGCCGCTGCGAATTCCTCCCGCGCTTTCCGTGACATCCCGCGTACGGAGAAGTTGGCTTCGGCTGCGGCGTTCGCGATCGCCTGCTCGCAGAGTTCATGCGCATGGAGTGCGGAGGTCGGATCGTCGCACCAGCCATCATGCTTCGCCTTCTCATACTCCTCATCGTTGCGAACGACTCGATAGCACCGACGATTGAAGGCGTCGACTTCCTGACAGGCGCGGTCATACGCGCGTTCATCGGGGAACAGATAGCCCGGCGGGTTGATGTCCATGCACAGCACCTTGCCGTGCATGTTCTTCTGCGCTTTGTAGAGCATCTTGGGATAGCGCTCGATCCCTATACAGCCCATTCCCATGATGCGCTGGCGCGTGATGTCATCGAGGATCTCATCTCCGTTCGCATCCTTGATCGCCTCATTGCGTGGGGTATTCCACTTGGCGAGTTCTTTCCCCCAAGCACTTTCCGGCGCAATAACCATCGGCATCGTTCTTCTCCCTGTATTACGAAACCACGCCATCGAAGACGGCGAACGCGATCACGATCGCTTCACTCAGCGAGCCGGCCGAGATGTTCGTCACGCTGATCAGGGCGGATCCGTTCGTACACTGCGCATTGAGCAGATACGCCCCGACCGTACCGGCCGAGACGTGATTCAGGATCAGCAGATCGCCGATACTGATCGCGCTGTTGGTGAGCGTGAAGGACACGACGACGCCGTTTGAGAGTGCGGCGCCGCTCATCGTGATCTTTCCGCAATTGGTGTTGAGCGTGACGCCGGTCGATTTGCTCGTCGCCTGCGTCACGACGCCGCCCGCGCCTGTGGCATAGCCGAACGTGCCCGTCGGCGTTGATACCTGAATGTTGGCGCAGTCGATGCTGCCAAAGTTGAGGTTTCGAGTCGGGTCGATTGCGCCGCCCGCCTCCCCGTCTGCGAATTGAGTCATGCCTGCTCCTTAGCTTGGCGTCGTCGTCGTCACCTGATAGGCTCCGACCCCATCGCGTGCCATCGCTAACGTGATCGGTGCCCAGATGCGACCCGCATTCCCTGCGCCGACTTCATCCCCCTGTGCGACCCACACCACGCCAGTCAAGACGTTGATGTACGGATACACGGGCAGGATGGCTGGCGGCAGACCTATCGGATCGCTGGAGTAGAATTGATCCCCACGTCCGATGTAGATCGTGCTGTTCGTGGCGTGTCGCGATGCCGCCGTTCCTTCAATCCCGCGCAATACCACCGCTTCATTGCCGATGCCCGTGAGTCGATCGACGGCCATCAGTTCGCGATCGACATAGAGCCGCACGCCGGGCGTGATGCCCGACGTGCTGGCCAAAATGACGCGCGAGTCTGCGGGTTCCACGGTGTTCGAGAACGTCGTCGTGCTCAGCGAGACTGTCGCATTCGCCATTAGCGAACCCAGAATCCGAAGGAGACCTGATAGCTACGCGCACCGGACTGTGAGGGGCTGATGTGCGCAATGTTCAGATTCCCACCAGGGGCAATCACGATCGGCGCGAAGAGCTGCACCAGATGATTGGTCGCCGTTCCAGCCGTTGTCAGCGCGGAGTGCGCCTGACCGCTGACGGCGCCGAATTTCACGAGCAGCGTGTCCTGCACGACCGGGATCACTTCGCGCGCGATCTGCTGGCCCACTTTGACGCTGGAGGTCATGGCCGTCACGCACGCGCCAAACGTCGTCACGATGCCAGTCGGGATGGCGCCGCCACCACTGAGGCATGAGACGGGCGTGATGGTCGTGCCGCCAGAGGTCAGCGCGGTCGTGCCTTTCTGATCAACGTAGGCCACCGTGTAGGTGATCGTGCCAGCGGTGCCCGCGTTCGTCAGTTCGGTGAACAGGTAGTCCATCACCACGTTCTTCGTCGAGCCGTTGAACAGGTGAAAGAGCGCCTTCGTGTCGGTGTCCGCAACGACGGGTGCCGCATGTCCGGCGATACCCGTCGCCAGCGTGGCGTTATTGCCGACGTAGTACGAGCCTTCATCGGCGAAGACCCAGTTGCCGGCGCCCAGCGGAAGCCCATAGTTTTCGCCATAGGGGCCGGTACGACTCGGGGTGACAACGGCGGATCCGTCGGCATTGCGCGTGGGGAGTAAGCGTGCAGTAGCCATGTATATGCTCCCTTACGCGATCGAACCGATGATGTTGGTGACGGTCCCGCCCATGGCGGGGCCGCAATAGACCAGCCACAGACCGTTACAGGCGACCACCTTGAAGGCGGCCGGAGCGGTGGCGTTGATCGTGATCACGTCGTAGTTGCTGCCCGCACCGGAGAGTCCGCCCGTGAACGTCAAGAGATGCGCCGCCACACCGTTGGCGACGATTGACAGTTCGCAGCCGTCCATGTCCTTCGTCGGCACTGGGATGGTCAGCGTGATCACGCTCGTGCCGTTGAGAATGACCATCAGATCTTCCCCGCTCGGCGGCAGCGTCAAGGTGCTGGTCGCCGTGATGGAGATGATCTGTCGTGACCGAATCAGCGGATAGGTGACGCTGGTCTGCGCCGCTGGCAAGGAGAAGTCCGAGGCGAGTCCGTGCGTCACGTTCGCCGTGACTTTGTGCGCTGCCGTGACGGTGCCGTCCCGTCCGCGGAGAACCGGAACCGTGGTGCCGCTGACGTAACCCGTCGCGACCTGCATCGTTTCCTGATCGATAAGTACCACTCGACCAGCCGCCACCGAGGTCGCCGAAGCGACGACGATCGTGGTATCCGTGGCCGCAACGGCCGTGCTGAGGGTTGTGGTTGCGAGTGCCATGGCTGATTACCCCCACACGCGGCACGCGAGCCGCGCCTGTAGAGTGGCCGCCCCCGCAAGGAAGTCCATGCGGTTCGGATTCTGATCCGTGGCGATCTGATACTGCTCGACGAATCGGAAACTGAAGCCGAGCGCTTTCGACCGGACAGTCTGGAATTCCGCTCCACCTCCCGGCTTGATCATGTCGGCCATGACGAACGTCGCGAAATCGGGATGATAGACAAACCCGATCGGCGAGGTCGTCGTGGCGAGTGTGCCGCTCGTCGCGGAGGTCGCACCAAGCACCGTGATCACCGCACCGGAGGCCGGCGACGCATCCACCGTCTGCAACTGCCCTGACGTGATGATCGACGGCGAGATGGGCAGCGCGGTCATGTTGCCGCCAGAATCCGACGTCGTGGCGGTCACGACGAACTGCTGGAGCCGGCCCGTGCTCGCATACGTCAGCGGATTGATGCTGTTGACGCCGGCGATCGTGAACACATCGCCTTTGTTCAGCGTCGTCGCACCAGACGCCCACGCCTGCGTATTGAGCGTGGAACCCGTCTGATTCGCGCCGTTGACCGTCGGCGAGCACGAGGTGAAGGTGCCCGTCGTGTGGGTCGGCCGCGCGGGATCCTGATACCACTCGTCGATCCCAAGCTGCTGCCGGCCGAACATCCCCATCTTGTAGTTCTCGGAGATGGTCGCTGCCGGATTGAACAGCGTGGCGGAACTGCCGGCGAGCGTCTGCATCGCCAGCGGATCCAGACAGGCTTTGCGTCCACGAAGCGGTGTGGCGAGGTCGGTCAGCTTCGTGCCGGCCTGGAGATACAGCGTCTGCGATCCAGGCGTCGTCCCAGGCGTGCCCACCGACGAGTAGATGTCGCGATAGACCGACTGGAAGAACAGCACCTCCGCCGCATTGGCGAGCGCTTCCGCCATCGGCTGCACATAGCGTTGACGGATGCTATCGAGTTCAGTGGTCGCCTGTGCGGACGAATAGCTCGTGGCGACGTTCTTCTGATTGGTGAGAGTGATCGGGACCGTCTGGTCGTAGATCGCCTGGATCTGGAGCGCCTGACCGTCCGTGACGGTGTAGCGCTGCGGCAGACGGGCGTTGACGGTATTGCCGACTTTCGCGCCGGCGATGACGTACTGGTCGTCGTATTCTCGATTGATGTTCCCGGTCGCAAGGATCGTTAGATCATTGACCCAGTACCGCGCTGTTTCTTTCGTCGTCCACAGCGAGGTGGCGAGCGTATTGGCCATGCTCGGATCCCTTCCTGCGCGCTACTAGGCGCGTCAGGGTCAGGAACGAGCGCGTTGGCGATCGCGAGCGTTACCGCGGCGGAAAAACTCTTCCACGGACAGCTCGCTTTCGTCCTCAGCGTCGTCGCTGACAACGGGCGAACTGCCGACTGGCTTAACCGGCGGTTTCGCAGCACTGACAGGGATCGGTTTCGACGCTGGGCCAGACGAAGCAGCGGCGGTCCGAGATTCGATACGATGCTCGAGTTTCCCCAATTCCCGACCCACAAGGATCGGGTGCAGCGTGGAGATGCGCTGAAAGTCGTCGAAGTGCTCGCTAAAATGCTCCAAGAGTTCTGCTGTGTACGGAGAGTCGATCAGTAAATCGCCGAGCGGTGTGCCACGCATCACGGGCGTGGAAAACTGAATATCGGCCACGACCGGATGCAGCGATTTGCCGAAGTCGGGATGGCTCTTTTCGTAGACCGCCAACTTTTCGCGCAGCTTCATCGTGCGCGAGCGATACGTCAGATCGGCCTGACTGCGATAGGCTTCCGCGCGATAGGATTTACGACCTTCCCACGCCGACGTCGCCCGCAGCCAGGCCGTGTAGGCATCGCCGCTCGGATGATCCTTGAAGTCCTCGAGCTTTGGTTCCGGGTCGGACTGATCGGATCCGTCATAGACCGGTGCAGCCTGCACGCGATTGACGGGTTTGTCGGCGGGCTTCTCGAGCGCGGCACGTTCCGCTCGCAGACGCGTGAGTTCGGCCTGCGCGGCTTCGACTTCGCGCTTCGTGGAATGCTTCTGCGTCGTCAGGTCGTCGATTTCTTGCTGGATCGACGCTTTCCGACCTTCGCGCGTGCGTTTGTCGGGCTTCGGCGGTTCGTCGACTTTGGCGCTGGCAGCGTTCCCAGCAGCGTCCACCTGAGGGGTGTCGGTGGTACCCGCATCGCTGCCAGCGCGGGGGAGTTCAGGCACGTCTTCGCCGCGATCGCGCTTGTTGCCGCGCTCGAAGAATTCCTCCATCGGGAGTTCGGCTTCGGGATTCGCGACGACTTCGACGGCTTCAGGTGCCATCAGCGCGATTTCTTTGCTGGATGAAGGTAACCGCCGAGATTCCGGTGCGGATGCCGGTTCGGAACATGGGCAGGCAGGTTTTTGCGGGGCGTTGCGGCGAAGTCGTGCATCTGCTGATGCGTCATGTGCGCTCGGATGGAATTCGCCTTCGGAAACGTCGCGCCGTGCTCAGCGGCGGCGATTAATCGCGCCTGCGCCTGTGATTTGGCTGGCAACTCAAGTCCTTATGATGTGAGTCAGATTATAACCGCCGCTAATAGTGCGCCCAGCCCAACAAATTGTCAAGCGGCACCCGATCCATTTGTTGGCGCTGGGGGTGGCGGCTGCGCACCCTGCACTAATGCTTGCTCGCCGGACTGCGCGCCCTGCTCCAGCGAGTGCGAATTATCCAATTCAGCCAACATCGCATCCGATTGATGCTGACCGGAGGCCATCAGCGCGTCGTGCTGCTGCGATCCGAGCCGTGCCCGTTCTTCCATGAATAAATTCATGGCGTTGGCGAGCGTTTCGAATTTCGCGCCCAACGCGGCGACGGCCAGCTTCGTCTCGTTCGCTTCGCGTGCTCGCTGCGTCTCGGCGGTTTCCTGAATCTGGGCGATCGCGGCTTTGCCCTGATTCTCGATCACCTTCCCTGCTTTTTCCTGCGAGGCTTGCTGCAACATCGCTTTGAGTTGCTGATTCTCAGCGGCGAGCCGTTGCGGGTCCATCGGCTGCTGTTGATCCGACAGCCATGGCATAGTGTGATCGCGCATCTTCGTGAGCAATCGCGCCACGGAATCCGCACCAGGGAAATCTTGGAAGCGTGCCCACTCCGGTCCGAGGATCGGTACGAGCTGCGGATCGCTCTGCATAAGACTGCTGAGCGCATCTGATCCTTCGGCCAGTCGAGACGGCCGCGCTTTCCCGATCTGGACGCTGACTCCGTACCGGCCTTTGCTCAGGTCGTAGTGTTTCGCGGGATGCTGCGGATTCTGGGTCTGCTCAGGCGTCGCTTCCGGCATTGGCTGCGGGCGTTTCGTCTGCGGGTTGAGTTGATACGGCGCATTCAACATCACGAGCGAGGAACGATCCTGCTCGTCGAGAATGCGCGCGATCCGGCCTGGGCGATCGTACACTTTCGGAATCAGATCCAGCACCACCATCGCTTCATACGGCATGGATACCGTAGCGAGGTTGTCCAGATACGGCGACGTCGCTTCGACGGACTGATCTTGCAAGGCGACGATCGCGCGGCCCGAGCGGTGCGCCGTCGGTTGCTTCCCGAGGGCAGGATCGTATGTGGCGGTGGCGGTCTGGACGAAATCACGACCCATCTGCAACAGCATCATGTTCGGGCCGAGGCGTCCGGTATCCGCTTGCACACGGGTTGGCGGCGGCATCTGCCGTCCATCGACTTCAGCGTGATATGGGAGTCCCCACCAGTCGCGCGTATTCGAGGTCTCCCACCATTTGTCAAAGCTCTCGATCTGTTTCGGATCGTAGAGCCACGGAGCTCGTGGCTCGAGCGCCGCCATTTTCACGGCACCAGACGCGGCGTAGTTCGTCAGCCGAACCGCGCCTTTAGCGTTGGCAACGATCCCCATCCATTCGCGTTTCCCTTTGACGGGTTGGAGCTCACGCCCGATCGTGGGGATGATCGGAATGTACTGGCCGTCCCACTCTTGTTCGGGTTCCAATTCCTCTTGGCAGTTGATGACACGCCAGAAGACTTTCCGGGTTTCTTCCCAGCGCCACCGCGCGTCGGTTCCGGTTCGCGCCTTGCGACCGTATGGGATCTCGTCCTCGTAGGCGGTGGATCCGTCGTCGAGTAACACGAGTTTGCGTTCCGTGATCTCGACGCGCCAATCTTCCGCGATCCGAATCGTGCAGGTGTCGTCGGTGCCTTCGTCGCTCGCTTTGACCCACTCGGGGAATTCGGTACCGAGTTCGCGGAGGGCTTCGCCGTCGAGTTTTGCGATCTTCGATTTCTTGTACTTGCGCTTGTAGACGGATCGCGGCACGTCCTCGATCACCATCGCTCGGAGCCCATCGCACGAATCGGGATTCTGCGCGAACGGATCCAAAAAGACTTGCGACTGATAGAGGATGCGCTTCAGGACGAGCTTTTGATCGAACTTGTGCCCGCCTTGCGGGTCGTACACTTTGTCGACGCGATACGCGCCCCGTCCAGCCCAGAGCGAGCGTTGATAGCTCCAGCTCCGCACATTCTGTGCGCGCGAATCGGTTTCGATGCTGCGGTACAGACCGGTCAGGACTTCGGCCGTGTCGTCGGTCGCATCTTCGGAGAGCGCGTGGATCGTGATCCCCAGGTGCGCTTTGCGTTCTTGCGCGGCAGTCAGGGCGATCGGTTCGTCCAGACTCGCCACTGAGATCATGGGCTGCGCCGGCGAGGCGGGGAGTCCATCGCGGGCGGGTTGCGGGCCACGGGCGGCTTTGATCTCGCTCGGCCATGCACCGTCAGCCGATTGAAAGGCGAGGTCTTCGTCTTCGCGCGTGCGTTGCGTCTTCTCGACTTCGCTGACGAATTTTAACCAGGCGATCGCATCAGCAATCGACTCCGCAACCGCTGCTGGCGTACGGTCAGCCATTCGCGTTCGCGATCTCTAGCCGCTCCGTATAAAACTGGAGCAGATCCGCGTTGAGTTCGTCGTGGGTTTGGGAGCCGAGCGAGTGCGTGCCGGCGTTCTCTTGCCAGATCGGATCGGTATGGGTGGGATCGGCGAGCTCCGCACGGGCGCGGGCGATCGCGGCGTTGTTCAGGGCTTCCGCGGCGGCGGTTTTATCGCGGCGTTGTGTCGCTTGTCGGTAGGCGAGATGCGCCACCTTCCAAGCGTTCAACAGATCAGCGATAGAGCGATTGTCGGCTGGGCTCGGCGCGCGTGTGTCCTTACTCGAGGTTGCATCGACGATGGCCGTCGCGCAGGCGGAGGGCGTCATCGACCGAAGAACAGCCAGCGCCAGCGTTCACGAAACGAGCGGCGCGCAAATGCCTGCTGCCATTCCTGCACCGGCGCAAAGGCGGCGTGCTGTTGATCGTGACGTTTGTGGGAGAGATCCAGGGAGGCGGCGATGCGATCCTGATTCTGAGTCAGGCCGAGAATCGCGGCGCCATGTGTGTCGATGACGCCGATGGCCCGTTCGCCAAACGCTCGACGCAGATCCCGGCGTTCCTGCTTCGCGGCCGATTCACTCATAAGCGGTGTGAATAAAAACATCGAGAGTATAACACGGACCGCTAGTGGGCCATCCAGCCGTGTGGACCCTCCGCGACGTCCGTAGCATGCGAGCGGGCCTGAGCCTTCGATCGTTGACGGTCTCGTGCGTCTTGGCTGGCTTGACCCGCGCAGAAGTTCAGGATCAGATTCTCCAGACACCGCATCGCATTGGCGTACTCGTCATCGTTGTGCGGTTGGCGCACTTCTTTGTTGGAGATGCTGACGGTGTGTTCGGACCAGACGTATCCACCATCGAAGGCGAACGAGAGAAACGGTTCCGGCTTAATCGAGCCATCCGGCGCCGCGCGGAGCCACCGGGACGGGTCGGCATTGATGCTCAAGGCTTCTTCGCGGACGCCGGTCCGCCGGCGCAATAACGCGGCGATTTCCTCGATCATGGCGAGCTTCACGTCCGGGGCATTCGCATGTTCCCGCCAGACCGCCGAGAAGCCCGCCTGACGCAACAACCCAAGCAAGGTATACCGGCCGCTGACCGTCTTCTGCGTTTCGCCCATCGGTGCCGTGCAGGTCTTAATGGGCAGATCGGGATACCACTCCTGACGGTACTGTTTGACCAAGGGCAGAAAGTCTTCCTGCATTAACCGCATCCCCATGAGCCCGCCAAGCACGATCAGCCCGCCGTGATAGGTGCGCTGCGCGATGATCCAGGTCGGATTGTGCTGACCGAACTCGAAGGCTTCGATCAAGGGTGCGTCCGTCCGTGCTTGAACGGGTCGAACGTGCAGCGCGCGATCGTACTGTTGGTCATAGACCGGATCGCCCATCACGTTCAGACCACGCTCCCCGAGAATGACCGTCTTGTGTTTCGGGTGTTCCGGTGGATACGTCCGTTCCGCGCTTTCGATCAGTTCGGGCGGGAGGTTGTGGCGATTGTCGAACAGGCTGATCGTCCAATGGCGACGGCCTTTGATCTTGTTGTTGAGCGGGAAATCTTTCGCGATCCAATGGTTCTGTGGATGTACCGGATTCGGCGTGAAGGTCAATTGAAACGGGAAGCGATCACCACGTTGCCGCGCTTCGATGTCGGGCCGTAGTCTCAGCCGTAATTCGGCCGCGATGTCGGCGGGGATCTGTTCCGCCTGGTCGATGTAGATTCTGGACACAGGAAGTCCGCGGATCTTGCCGTAGCGTTCGGTCGGATCCTGCGATTGGGTTTTCAGGCCAAACGAAAACGCCCTGGAGCCGTTCTCAAAGCCGTAGCAGTTCTCATCTCGATCCCACGTCCAAGTGGTGCCGTGAATCCGCGCGAGCTGTTCAAAGGCAGGTTGCAGCAGCGTCGTGGTCGCATCGTTCGTCCAGCGGGCGAGAAAGATCCAGATCCCCGGCCACCGTTTCAGGGCTTCGAGTTCCTTCCACAGCGCTACGGTCGTTTTCCCGCAGGACAGCGCCCCTTCAGCGCAGAGCTCGGCCGTCGTCCAGTCGGCCAAAATCTCCGCGTGCTTCCCTCGGAATTCGATCGGGTTCACAGTGTTCGCTACTCCTGCGGACCGGCGCCCGCCCCCAACTGCTTATTTGATGCGCATTTAGCCAAGTCGCTAACCTCGATCGAACCAGCGTTGCAGTTGTTTGGCGCCGTCAGGGCCGATCAGGGGTTCGTCGGACTCGCGCGATGCGAGCGGTGACCAGTACGCCACGCGATTAGTCGTGATGCTGGTGTAGATCGCGGTGCAGATCAACGACATCGCGCCGCAGTGCGGACACGGCAGATGAATGAGGCCGTTCGCATCTGGCACGTAGGGCATCTGGCAAATCCCGCAAATCGATTGGCTCATCGGGGTTCCCGGTCCTTCTTCAACTGCTGGATCTCGGCTTCCGCCCGGTAACATCTCTCAATCCAATGCGTTAACGCACCACCAACGTTCGGAATCTCGGACGAAGACGAAGATGAGGCGTCGCGCGTGGTCGGCGTTCCCGGATCCGTGGCGCTGGGATCTACCGCGTTTATGGATGGGGGTGGATCGTCACGAAAGCGCCAGACCAACAAGTCTCGAACTTCGGTGAGAAGTCGCTCGATCTTCTCGCGGTGTAATCGCTCGGCGTAGTGCCGACTCGCATCGTTGGCGTCGGGTGGGGCGCTGGCCCAGTTGTAACAGCCGCATTCGCAGCGCCCCGTATGCCCTTCCGCGAATTGACAAGGCTTCCCGCACGCCGGACCATACGCAGCATTGACCTCACACACTTTCTGACACCGTGGGGCGCTGGCCCCTGAGGAGGCCCGCGGAAGTTCGTCGAGCAGGATCGCGCGCAGTTCCTCGCCGGTGACGAGCATCGCTTCCGGCCAATCGTCCGGGCTGGTTCGGTCCGGTAGCTCGGCGACGCGTTGCAGCACGCGGACGAAGGCGTCCTGCCCGTCACCCACCGGGCTGCGACTCTCGTGAATCTCTTGCTGGCGTCCTCCGGCGGCTGGGGCCGCCAACGGTAGTTCGATCAACTTGTTCGTCATCACTGACTGATGGCAGCGAGGACACGAATCGTACGCGAGCCGCGAATACGCGCTGAGAAATTCGTGCCCGCATTCAGGCCACGGACATTTCGATGATTGTATACTTGACACAAGGTAGCCCCTCGGGTATCATCTCTTTGTGGTTGCTTTCTTCTTCCCGCCCTTAGCCGTAACTGCTTTAGATACGTGCTTTATGACGTGCGGGTGGAACAAGTGCGCCATCGCTTCGGCGTCGGTCATGTGGCGCGGATGCTTCGGAGATTTTTTAGACATTTCGCTTACACATAAATCAGCGTGTGCAAATGAAACCCATTAAAACGCACGAACTCGACATCTGCCAGTTGATCGACCAGTTCGGCAGCGAGGAACGGTGCTTCAACTACCTCGCGGCGCTTCGCTGGCCGGACGGCATCGCCTGCCCGCGTTGCCAGTCGAAAAAGATTTCGCGCATTGTTGAGCGCAACCAATTTGATTGCGACGGTTGCCGCTATCAGTTCAGCGTGCGCGTGAACACGATTTTCCACGACTCGCACCTGCCGCTCTGGAAGTGGTTCCTTGCCGTCTTCATGATGGTACAGGCCCGAAAGGGCGTGAGCGCGAATCAACTGAAGCGCACGATTGGCGTGAGCTACAAAACGGCGTGGTATCTCTGCCACCGTATTCGCAAGGCGATGGCGGAATTGAACGCGCCGAAACTCGGTGGCACCGTCGAAGTTGATGAGACGTATGTCGGCGGGCGTCGGCGTCATGTCGGAAGCGGCTCGCTCGATCACAAAACGATGGTGCTCGGCGCGGTCGAACGTGGCGGTCGTATCCGGCTTCGCGTCGACAAGCGCGCGGATAGGAAAACGCTCCGCAAGTTCATCGATGAAAACGTTGGCGGGTGGGCGGAGAAAATCTACACGGACCAGCACACGGGCTACGGCAACATGACTGACCACGACACGACGCACGAAACCGTCGACCACTCGAAAGAGGAATGGGTGCGCGGCGACGTTCACACGAACAGCGTCGAGGGCGTATGGTCGCTGTTCAAGCGGTCGATTGTCGGCAGCTATCATCAAGTCTCCGCGAAGCATCTTGACGCTTACCTCGATGAGTTCGAATGGCGTTTCAATAATCGGAAGAATCCGTTTCTGTTCCGAGATACGTTGCTGAAGCTCATTGAATCTGAAAAGCTCCCGTACGAAAAACTCACAGCGTAGGCTTCATTTCGTGTTTGAGACATTCCACGCACCCGGCGACTGATGACTGCGTAAGAAACTGAATGTTATAGAGGTATCTCGTCGGTTCACGGCGGCCATGAGTGACTCCATCGATAATTGTTCGGCTCGCTTGTCCCAATTCGACGAGAAACCACAACCATCGATCCAGATCGATTGACTCTTTTTCGAGTCGTAAATATTGCTTTGCGATGCCATCAGCCTTCAGCTTGCGTCCAGCTAACGCGCATAGTCGCTGCCCGTCCTCAGTGACCTTTCTTCCGCCACCTCCGACATACCAGGAAGACTCTTGCCCGGCTTCATTCTGAAAAGCATGGAGCGGTCCGTCGCCCTTGTGCTGGAGGTTTAATTGCTCTAGTTCCTTAAATCGATCTTCCATCTCCTTCCACGAAATCGCATTACCAGAACGCGGCTCATGCTGGGCGCGCAGAAACCTGACGAATGCATAGACGGCCACGGCCGCGCACGCAATGCCGCACAAATACTTCAGAAGAGGCGTTTCGACCACGAATGTCAGCGCCCCCAGAGACGCAGCTACACCCACAGCGAGCCAGTCAGATTTGCTGAGCATTCCGGGACAATACGCCCGGCGCTACCTTGCGTCAAGTCTATAACCATGGACATTTCAGACGCCACGCTGGTTCAGGGTTGGTGCTCATGGGGGCTACCCCTGAGGAGGCCCGCACGGTTCCCGGCGGCTGAGGCAGCGGCAACCAGTGCGTCGGACCGCCGCCAGCACGTCTTTGCGCCAACGTTCGCTTTGGATGGCACGCGATCCAGATCAAGTCGCCCGATGCGACGAGCACTGGTCCCTTCTCGGGAATGGTCTCAATCGGCAACCACTCCTGCGGTGTGGCCCCTGAGGACGACACAACTTCGGCGGCTACGATCCGTTGGGCCGCTTGCCGATAGCTACACCACAAGCCGTTCGAATCATTAACAAGTGCTGGTTTGCCATCTCGAAGCGCTAACGAATAACGCGCCAGCAATTCGGATGAGAGCGCCCGCAATCTGTCAATTTCAGCGAGAAGCGCCGGGATGTCCTGCCGAGCGTGCGCGATGAATGCCGCGTTTGCCTCAACTTGGTCCCACGTGCTCGCATGTCCTGTTGGACTTGGCGAACAACGCGCGACACCGCCTCGCCACGTCGAAACAATATCAATCGGCCCCGCATCGTCTTTCCCTTGATCGTCGGGGTCGCCTGACCAGCCAGCCGTCCAAGGTGTCGGCGTAGCCGCGCGTTCACGTTGTCGAATCGGCTCCAGGTCCAGCGGGGCCACCCCTGAGCGGGCCTCGGCGGATTGGGCGGTTCGCAGGGTCTCAAGTTCGGCGATGGCTTTTTCGAGATAACGGCGAAACACCAGCGGCGCCTCGTCCATCGACATACGTGCAAGGTCGTACTTTGCCTGTTCGATGTTCAGTGGCGCTCCGGCAGCGTCATCGCGTGGAACAAGTTCAAGAATGTCGCTCGCGATGCGCAATGCTTGCGCGTCCGTGACTCGGAGCCGAACTTCGCCATCGACGGTACTGATCGTGATTTCGCCCGCTGACAGCTTTCGCGCCGTGTACAGTTTCTCAGTCGTTGAATCCCCTGAGCGGGGGACGGCGACGCGATACAACGGTTCTGTGATGGGCGGCAACGTGTTCGCCTCGCACTTGGCGCATGAGGTCTGCTTCGCCCCGAGCGACACGCTGCCGTCGCAGATGGCCGTATTCGGGTACTGTCCGGCGTCGTGGTTGTCGCGCCAGAGACAGCCGCACGTCTTGCACAGCCAGAAGTCGGGCACCCCTGAGCGGGGGACGCCGGGATCAGCCTCTCCGAGTCGCACAAGTCCGAATCCGGCTTCCTCCAGCATTCGACGCAAGATCAAGCCGCGGTCGATGGCGTCGCCCACAGCGGCGCGCTGACCTCCGGCCGTGCGGGCAATCTCCCCGAGCGTGGCCGCCTGCTCGTTCGGCATCGCTGCATCAAGAGTTCTCATGTCGTCGGCTCCTGCCCTGCGCGGGCCTCCGCTGTTGACTCAATCGCACGTCGCAGGCGACGGTCATACACGTACTCGGCGAGGGTCGCCAGCGGTTCCCGTTTGAAGTCGTGCATACACCCGAGCGCGTTGCACTGCATTTCGCTGTCGTCGCCGTACTGCGCTGAGGGCGCGCAGCCGTGATTCGCCCACCATTCCTCTCTCAGCGCTCGTTCCGCATCAAATTCGGGCACCCCTGAGCGGGGGACGCCGGAATCAGCCCGCGTGTTCCACAGCGTCAGAATGTCCTTCGTTGGCTTGTCCTGGTCGCGATACCACGCGGCCTTCAGTTCGAGACCGCAGGCTGCGCAGCCGACCTTGAACATCTGTGTGCCGTTGACCGTGCAGTAGGCGTACGCTTCACCGCCGCAAAGCGGACACGCCTTTGGCCGGGTTCCATCACGGATCAGTGCTTTAATGACAGCGGCTCCGTCTCTCCTGCTGTCGTTCGGTTCATCGCTCATGTCTCGGCTCCTGCCCTGCGCGGGCCTCCGCTGCCAGTGAAAGGCGATGAAATTCCGTCGCGTCGTAGCGTTGCCAGCCGTCCGCGTGATAGAGCCAGATGCCAGCGACGCCACACGCGAGAATCAGTTTGCTGCACTGCACGCACGATGGACCGCCTGACGCGACGAGCGCGCCATCGACGCTCTTGACGTGCAGCAACTCAGCTCCCCGTGCGCCCCAGTCGGCGGCCATTAGCGCATCCTGCTCCGCGTGGACCGCTTCCGCGCGACACGTCGCCTTGCACACCTCTGAGCCGTCGCAGGCGAACCCTTCCGGCTTGAAGTTGTGGCCGTGGCTGACGACGTTCCCATCTCTGAAGATGACGACGCCGCGCTTGCTTCGGCACGGCGACCAGCCCGAGGCTTCAATCGCGAGATCCACAATCCACGGCGGCGGCCCTGAGCGGGGCCCTACGTCCCCCGCCGCTTTTGCTGCTGTTTGAACGTGCTCGTCGGGCAGATCAACTCCGAGCGGCCGATCAGTGGACCGTCCGCGTAGTTCACCAGCAGATGGTCCTTCGCGTATCGGCCGCAATGCTCGCAGCGCGCCTTCGGCGGTATCGCCTTCTGTTCCGTGTTCATGGCGTCCTCCGGCGGCTGGGGCCGCCAACGGTAGTTCGATCAACTTGTTCGTCATCACTGACTGATGGCAGCGAGGACACGAATCGTACGCGAGCCGCGAATACGCGCTGAGAAATTCGTGCCCGCATTCAGGCCACGGACATTTCAGACGCCATGCTGGTTCAGGGTTGGTGCTCATGGGGGCTACTCCGAGGCCACGTAACATTTTCGCGACGAGTCGTACCGAATCTCAGCGGGATTGTCGCGCTGAAACACCTTCAGATCGTGCGACGCCTGCGGCTGTGAAATGCCGAACTTCCGCTGTAGATGCTCGCGATTGATGAAGCCGTACACGCGAAGCGTTTCCGCGATCCACGCCTGACGATGATCGGCAAACCAGTTCATCTTGGCTACTCCGAGGGAGCCGCGACAGGTTCCCCCTTGATCGTGCGTCGAAGGTATCCGACCAACACGCGGAGCCGATGCGCCGCTCTCGGCAATTCCGCGCGCTCGAAAATCCCAACCAATCGCGTCAATTCATCGAGCGCTTCATCCACGCTCTCAGGCTGCACGTCGAGCGGATTGCCGCCAGCCTGACGAATGCGGCGCTCTCGCAAATACCGTTTCGATGCTCGACCGAAAATCATATTTTCTCGCGCCCGAGGATTCCCGTTTGCCACCTCGGAATGCCGGGCGTATTTGGCTCCGCAGGACAAGCTACTCGGCCTATTCCCCAGCACCGCCCTTGTCCGCCAACGAAGTTATGAGCGTTCACGGCACAATGCTCGTGCGTCTCTACGGCGGTGGAGCAACGAGCGCTCGTGCTCACTCAGGGCCATCACGCCCATTTACCGCCATCCTTCGCGGCGCTGCGTACCGGCTGCGTCTACTGTTTGGGGCATCGCTGCGCCCAACGTCTATTCCGCCAGCGCGAGAAATTCACAATTCTTACCTGTTGGCCTCCGAGGGCGCGCGACGCGACGCCCCACCGGCTAACTTTTGTTGACAATCGCAGGGAAACCAGTGCCCGCATGTATCGACGTCGGGCAGATCGATCAGGTCCGCGTGCGTCGCCGCCTCGAGGAGTCGCATCGCCAGATCGCGCGCAGTCTCAGCATCCAGCGTCACCCGAAAGCCTTTCGACGGCGCGTCCCGCATCGACAGGTCCAGATCGATGAAGGTCGGATACATCCGATTCCCGCGCCTGGGCTGGCGCTCCCTGCCGCGCATCGGCACTTCGGCATCGACGGAGATTTCCGCAAGTTCGTTACCGAGGTAAATCTCCACCTCCGCGCTGAAGACATTCTCCAAGGTCCAATACAAAGGCTCGTTCATTGGGCGTGCTCCGTCGTCAGGGACGCCACCGGGTTACGATTTGACACGGTTGAGAGTCCACCGTACACGCACCGCTCGTGGAAGTCGCCAGCCATGCGGTTCGGTACGTAGATCGCGCCGACCCCGAATGTAGCCGTAGCGCTCGTGAATCCACGCGCGGGCGGCTTGCCGCGTGCTAAACAGCGCCGGTCGATTCGGCTCGATCCACATCAGGTATCGGGTCGTGCCGTTGAGCCTGTTCCGTGAATACCACTCGGCGCCCCATTTAACGTTCTGTTGGCTCATGCGGTCGCCTTCGCGCTCGCCTCCACCCGGTCCTCTGGTCGTTCGGTGAATAAATCTTCTTGTCGTCGCTGGTAGATCGTGAACGCGCGAATCCGAAAGCCTGGACCGGGCACCACGCCGAACGAGGTCACGAAATCGCAGCCCTCTGGCGTGATGGGAACCGCGATGTGCAACAGACCGATACGGCCGCTCGGCTTCACGACTCGAGCCGCCTCGCGCAGCAGATGCGAAGGCCTCGGAAACTCAGACCGATAGAGGTTGCGCGCGTATTCTTCCGTGTACGGCGGGTCGATCATCACGGCCGCGAAGCTCGCATCCCTGAATGGGAGCGCCTGTCCCTTGGCAACCACGGCCGGGCGAGCTGCTAGCCGAATGTCCACCGTCCACCGCTCACGCGGGCCCAGCGTGCCGGAGCACACATGGAGAACTTCGTTTCGCGCAACGTCGCCGAGCAATTTGAGCCGCATCACGTCTGCGTAGAAACCGTGCGGAAACTGCCCGAACACCGCGAAGCCATCCGGGTCCGCGCCGTCCATCTGCCGATTGAGAAATTCTTGCCCGCGATGACGCAAGCAGAGTTCGCGGCCGTCCGTCTCACACGTGCATTGACTCGGCATCCACGCCTTTCGCATGCTCCAAATCTTCGCGCCGCCGCGCGCCGGCAACAGTCGATCGCCGTCGAGGCCTCGCGGCACGATGCGCGTTCGTGCGGTGCTACTCATCGGCAAGTTGAACGCCCCATCGCGCAGTGAACGAGCATTCTGCCTGCCTGCCTGCCTGCCTGCCTGCCTGCCTAGCTCAGATTTGAGCATCTAGGACGCCCTCCGCGTCGCCACTGTCCGCGATTTCGATTTACGAGTCACGTTCTCGCCCCCCCCCCGAACCCAGGAACCAAATCAGACGCCGCGTGAAAGTGCGGCACCATCTGCTCGGCCCATTCGGTCACGGTGAGGGGCGAGTCCGTCCCCGAGGAATCTTCCGGCGTCCTCGATCCGCCGTCCTTCCCACCTGTCGCGAGGTCAGCGCGACGCGTCTCCGCGTCTGGCGTCGGTGGGCGAAGATCGAACAACCACGTCATCGCAGAGCATCCCGCAGCACGCCAATCGCGTAGCCGCTCCGAATCTGTGACCCGACAAACCGCAACGGCTTCCACCCGAGGAGCACCGCCGTATTCTGCTTTTCACAATCGCGCGCCGTTCCGTGTCGCCCGAGCGATCCCCGCACGAACTCGCCGCCATCGCACTCGACATAGAGCAAGCGATCCACCCACGCGAGGTCAAAGCGCCATTTCCGCACCGGATGAAACCGATGTTCACGCGTCGGCAACGGCAACCGTTCCGCCCGAATCTGCAACGCTAACGTGTCGGCCCAATCAAACCGTTTGCGCATGGGGGAATCTAGCGGCCCTCCTGGGGAGCCGTCATTTGAGTGAGAGAAATGGCGTCGCGCCGCTCGTCACTTGCGGCAACGTGCCATTCCAGCGTTCCAGTCGTTTCAGTTCGATCAGGTTCGTCGTGAGGCTGTCCGCTACTCTCCGATTCGCCGATGCCTCAGCTTCCGCCCAGATGGCCTTGGCGCGCGCATCGCCTTCCGCTTTCGCGACAATCTTCGCGGCGTCGGCCTGCACCTGTCGCAGCTCGTTCTCTTTGGTCAGCGCGAGCCGCTGTGCCACCGCCTGAAGATTGATAGCTTCCACGACATTCGCAGGCGGTCTCGGGGCACCGATGATGCCGAATTGTGTTTCGAGCATCACTCCGAACGGCTCAAGATCTGTCTGCAAGGCGTCACGCACTTCCTTCAGAAATGGAGCGTTGTCGCCCATGATTTGCGCGATGGTGTAGCGCCCTGCGATTTCATTGAACTTGTCGCGCGTCAGGCTCCGCAGATAGCCGTGCGTGAACGAGTCCATGTTCGCGGTTCGGAATTTCACGTAAAACGCTGGCAACTTAGCGACGTCGAGGTGATAGGCTAAGGAAATATCGGCCGCGATCTGCATCTGGTCCTTGTTCGTGAACGTGATTTCCTCATTGGCTGGATGGCCCTCGTTCACATCGTGCGTCCATACGACGGACTGCACGAACGTCGGCCATTCGAGCACTTCCGTGGTGAATGGGTTGACCCAGACGCGCCCGGTCGTGACGGTGTAATCCTGCACGCCGCGATTCTTGCCGTAGTAGTCGACTACGATGCCCGCATGGCCCGGCTGGATCGTGCTGCCGCAACCGGACGCCGCGATCGCGAGCAGAATCACGAACAGAACGCGCGCCTTCATCGCATCGATACCGCGCTTGGAATAGCGACCGGCGACGGTCAGCGCGATCCACGCAATCGCGAGCAGCAGCAGCAAACCTGCGGCAACGGCCCAATCGTCCGCCATGCTCAGCAACCGCAGCGCGAGATTGACGCCGAGCATCATGACGAGCGCACCGATCAGCAGCGCAATCCACTTCATCAAATCACCTCAAATCCGTTAAAAACAGATTCATTCCCGGCCCTCCTGGGGAGGGACCGCCCGTTGAAATTCCACCAAATCAAGCGCGTCGTGAATCGCCATCACGAGTGCGTCGCGCTGACGGAAGTCAATCACGCGCCCCTGACGGGCGGCATCGCGAAGCTGTGTCGTCGCTTCGCGCGCGCGCAGAATCATCGCCTTGACATCTGGCTTCCGCTCGTTCATCGCGATTGCTCCTGGGGAGGGACCGCCGCCACCTGACCGTGAAATTTCGGGGCGTAGTGGTTTGTCCCGGCTCCTTCCGCACACGAAACCATGTGGGTTTCCGGGACACGCGAAGCTGCGCCCACTACGCCCGAACTCCTGACGCCTTCCGCCCAAGCAACTTGTCGCGGCATTCGGTAAATGACTGACAACACGGATCGTGTGGACACGTCCGGTTCCCGCGCTTCCGCTGCGGCGCTTCGTCCATCCATCGGCCCGCATTCAGCCACGAACTCGGATGCGCCCACGATTGCCAGTCCGGTTTCGATTTCACGTACCGTTGCACTCCCGCCAGAATCTCCGCCGGCTCGGTTCCGCTGCGGCGCGCTTTTTCGTACGCACGTTCAGCGGCGAGTTTTCCCACCCGGTGCGGGTAGATGGCCCAAAAGGCGGCGAAATCGTTTTTGTGCTCACGAGAGAGATTCATCTCTTTTCTCTTAAAGACACCCGGACACCTTTCTCCTCTGATACCGCTTGAACGCGATCAGCCGAAGAACCAAATCACTGACGCTACACAAGGCATCAGAGGACGGGGCGCGAAGGTGTCCGGTTCGGCGCACTTCCCCGTGCATTTTCGGGTCAAGCCCGGATCGTGCTCGTCAGCTTTTCGGCGCGAAGCTGGAACCAAAGGCTGATGCGCTCAGCACAATGAAGCGTCCAACTCCTACGTCAAACTGAAGCGGCGCTGCCCGCCCCTCATTAGAAGTGCGCTCGCTGCATGATGTTCAACAGCTCCTCAAGGTCGGGGTTTTTCTCGAAGAGTTCTTTCGCGCGCTTCACGGCCGCCAAGCGGTCCTCTGCCTGCTGCACGGCGAGGTCGATCCGCTGCTGAATCGTCGGCATCTGCGCCATCTTCGCGTTCTGAAGGCCATACGCTTCCGTCGCGTACGTGCCGGCAAGCATTCCACTCGTGATGTCATTCATCGGTCTCTCTCCTTGTTTACTGACTGAGCGCTAAGCGGCGCTGCCCGCTCGCCTCATGGCTTGCTGGAATGGGCTCGTACGGCAAATATCTGTACGCACTTCGCGTGATGCTGCCGTTGTGTTCAATCACGCCGCCGATCGCCTTCGCCATCTTCCGTGCATCCGAAATTCTGGTGCGCCACGCGCAGGCACCTCCAATCCGTTCAAACCGTCTCCAGTGCAACCAACGCCCAGGATGCTGGAGAAACAGCCACCACACTTTCATCGCGTTGGACTGCCGACGGGCGATCTCGTCCTTCATGGCCCCTTATGCCACCTCCAACGGCAGAGCATCTTGAGCGAGTCGCTGCGCCGCGATCTCGCAGTACTTTTCTTGTTGCTCGATCAGGATGCAGCGTCGGCCGAGTCGTTTTGCGGCAACAGCCGTCGTGCCGCTCCCGCCGAACGGGTCCAAGATCAGGTCGCCGCGATCGGTGAACAAGTGGATCAGTTCAGCCATCAGCGGCTCTGGCTTCGTCGACGGGTGGGGTTTCGCGCCCTTCTCGGCGTTCACGGCGTGCCGAAAGACGTTGCGCGAGCCTCCGCCATTCCAAACCTTTTTACCGGGCCTGTGGGCCACGACGATGGCTTCTGCAGCCGACGCTGGACGGTCACCCGTGAACTGCGGCGCGGAGTCGACCTTGTCCCAAATGCAGGCTCGGACGTAATCGAGGCACGCGGCGCGGATGTCTTCTCGCCAAAGCCAGATGGACTCAACGTCGCAAAACGCCAGCGTCCAACGCGCGGCGAGACGATAGGCTTCGCGGCAGACCTGCTTCCGCGTTTCTGCGTTGAGCGGGTCAAACCCGAGCTCTTTATGAGCCGTGGAGACGCGCGGCTTCCCGTCATCCGTCAGCGCCGAGCCAATCCATTGCTTCGCGTGCGTGTGCTCGCTATAGGGCGGGTCCGTCATCATGTGATCGACGGCCGTCAGCGTTTCCATTACAGCGAGGCAGTCGCCGTGGTAGATCGTCACGCCTGCTTGCTCGTAGTACGGCGTCATCGATTCACCACGCGGAGAATGTCGCTCACCGAGTCCCCGCTCTCTACCTTGTGCGCCCGTTTCTTCAACCGTGCTGCGGCATCGCGCTTCAACTTCGTTCGCACGCGCAAGTCGTCGTCGTTCTTCGTGAACCGCTGCACGGGCTTCTTGATCAACCCTTCGGCGATCCGCAAGTCTTCTACTTGCTGTTCCAGATGCGCGATCCAGCGCCGACGGATCCAGAACAGCAACCCGATCACGCAACCACCGGGCAGACAGACGAGCGCGAGCGTCGTCCACCCCTTCATCCGATCCTCGTTTTGACAACCGTGCCGTCGTCATCGCGCCACACGAACGTCTGCGGTCGCCGACGATCATCCGGCCCGCTGTAATCGAAGTACTTGAACTCCGGCGCTCTGATACAGGGAATCTTCCGCATCCGGTTCTCCCACTTGCTCAACAAAAGCGCATTGGACGGGTCGTAGATCCGATCGGGCGCGAGCGAGCGCGGAATGCTGTGATCGACTTCTCCGAGTTCGTGCCAGGATGTCGTCCCGGAATGCGCGAGCGGTTTCCCCGTAGCGCGCGATTTCCCGCCGTCCAGTTTCCAAATCAGTTTCCGAAACGCGTCGTCCGTCAGCTTCTTCGCGTGCCGCTCCTCATCCTTCCGCGCTGGTGTCGGAATGGACTTCGGCGGTGCGCACGGGATCGCCCGCTGTTCTGCCAAGGTCTGCCCGAGATGATCGAATTTCCCCATCAGTTGCACGCCTCGCTCGTCTTGATCCACTCCGCGATGTCAGTTTTTCCGGCATGGTGCGCCTGCTTGACGAGGCGCCGGCAGACGACTTCTTCAGTGATGCCAACAGCGCCGGTTAACATGGCCAGCAACATCAGGGCGGCACCGATGCCGAAAACGAACTGTGGGTTCACGGCTGGCCCTCCGAGGAAGCCGCGCAATTCCAGCGATTCGCTTTGCGAGCGCGTTCTTCCGCGTCCTGACGTTGGAAACGTTCCATAGCTTCAATCGCTTGGGCGCGAGTGGGATATTCCGCGTCTTGGCCCTCACCGAGCACGTCGAACAGTCGCCAGACCACGACAGGCACCCATCGCGGCCTGAGCCAGAACGCCCACCGCCGTGGACGCCGCAACGTTTCCAAGCGCCAGACATTCACATCCGCCAGCTTGCAGACGCGAAATTCACGCGCGCGATCCAGTTGGGGCATTCAGCGAGCCTCCGCCTTCGCCACTTCGTACTCGCGCACAAAATCGATCACGCGTTCTGACCAGCCATCGATGTGAACCCACGGCCCATAGCCGACGCCATGCTGATAGGTCGCGACGTTGATCAGGTAGCCCTTCGCGGTCGGATTCGGCACCGCGTCGTGCGACTGTTCGTCCGTGATGACGATGAGGCGATCCAGCCGCTGTTGATTGAGCGCCGCGACTGACGCGCCGAGATACGTGCTGCTGTGCGCTTGGGAGTCGTGGATCGTCTTGACGAGCGCTAACCCGGCGAACGGTGGCACCTCGACCAGCCGTTCTGAGAACGTGAAGATGCGCGGATACTCCGCAACTGCTGAGACGAGCACGGCGAGGCCGGCCGCCGCGTCGATCCGGTTCATCTCGGATTTCGCGGAGAGCGGCGCGTCCATTGAGCCCGACACGTCAACGAGTACGCCGGTCGTGCCCGGCAACTGCGGCAAGTCAGCGATGCACCGTTGCATGGCGCTGTCCAGCTCGCGCACGAACTGCGGCGCATAGCGGAGCGCGGCGACGAACCGGAACGGCAGCACCTTGCCGAACCCGCCCGCGAACCGCTCGCGCATCAGCGCCGGATCGACCTGCGCGCCGATCATGTTGCGGAGGTTGCGCAGGAACGCGAGCCCGCCAAGTTTCCGTTCCCTCAACAATCGTTCGAACGTCTCTCGCTTGTCAGCGCCGCCAGAGAGCGCGACTTCCCACGTATCCGGCGACGGCAGTTCGCCCGCGATCAGCGCCTTCCATTCGGCCGACTGCTCGGCGGACGACGGCTTGCTGTGAACGATGCGCAGCACGTCGCGGAGCTTCACGGCGTGGGCGCGGTCGTACTTCGCCAGCGTCTCGGCGTTGAACTTGCGGAAGGCGCGCGCCAGTCCGCGCTTGGACCCTGCCGACACCGCCTGACGGCCATCCTTCCAGTAGATCGCCAGATACTCGGTGAGTTCGTCGGGCCGCTGAATCACGGATTCCAGCGCCGCCGCGACGAACGACCCGCAGCCCTTGCGCCGCGCCAGCTCACGCACGAGAAACAGGGGCATATGGCGCAGATACATCCGCGAGCGGCATTCGACCGCGAGCGCCGCCACATCCTCCGGCCTGCACTGCGCGATGAGCGCCGCCGCCCGTTCCGCCTGCGCGCCGCCCTTCTCATAGAACGTGTCCTCAAAGAGCAACGCGGAGAGCGCCGTGCGCCGCAGTTCCTGCAACGGCGCGAGATGCCGGGCCGGAGCGCCTTCGTGCGTATGAACCGGCGGCAGCGTGACGGATCGATTCGTTCTCATGCGCTCCTTCTCTCAGAACGACTGCGGGAAACTGGCGACCACGGTCAACCCTTACGGGCCTCTTGCTCTACCACTGAGCTACAGCCGGACAACCCGACTGACGGGAATCGAACCCGCGACACAGAAGGAACCGCCGTCTACACCACGCAGCCACGAACACCACGCCGGGAAAGTTGTCGAGAACGGTTGTCTTTGCAGAAGAAGTAACCGCCCTCTGCACCACGGCGTGCCCTACACGATTGCGGCGGGAAAGTTGGCGGACCCGGTACGTCATAGCAAGAAGTAACCGAGTCCTACACCACGCCGCAGAATCCTTCATGCCTCCTCCGCTCCGCGCGACGGCCCGCCCCCACTTTGCTGTTCCTGAAATTCAGGGCCAGCCCCCGGCATTTCGATCCAGATCGATTCCTCAGCGTGAGACTCGCCGGATGCGCTGCCCCCGGCTACTGCTGCATCACCGATTTCAGAGCGCAGTCTTGACATGAGCATCCTGTCGTGTGCAGAGGTCATCACCCCCTTCGTCGAGTTGAACGTCAATCGGGCATCGCGGACGGCCATCGCCAGGAAGTCCATTTAGGCTGTCCTCCGCTCTGTGACCGAGACGCCCACCAGTTCACGGGACTGTTCCCACGGCGGTGTCTCCGTCTTGCCGTCGATCCAGTCGCGGACGTCTTGCGGCATCGGGGCGTACGGCTTCATGTATTGCCGATGCAACCAGGTGTTGAAGCGCACGATCTTCTCGTGCCGCTCGGCTTCCGCCGCGATTTCGTCGTCAGTCCACATGGGCGAAGGCTCGTGTGATGCGACCGACGAATGGCAGACCGCGCGACGGACGCCGAACCTCGATGCAGACGGGGATATGTCCATAACAAAAATGTTTCGCGTCGGAGACGACATCCGCCGAGTAGATCGCGATCCCATCAGATCCGGCGAGCTGTCCTGAATGATGGAGAAAGCCCTTGATAGGGCTGTTCAACCAGCCATGCTCCACTTTCAAAATCACGACGGGTTCGCTCACGACGCATCTCCGGCATAGGCGCGAATGCTGCACGCTCGTGAACAGAACGGTTCCCACGCGGGCACAATCGGTTCCTTGCTGCACTGAATGCAGATCGTCGGATCATCCACGGGCAACGGGAAGGGAATGACAGGCGCCGGCGTGCGCGGAGCCAATGAGAGGAACACCGAAATCAGTTCCTCGGCCGCTTGACGAGCCGCGCGATTCGCCGTCGTGCCATACCACAGATTCAATTCCCGCGCGATGTCGGACCAGTCGTACAGATACTCTGCCGCTTTCATCAACGGCGGTTGGCCGGCGTCGATGTCCCGTGCGTGCAACAGCGCGAGCATGATGATCGGGACCATCAAGGATTCTTCCATCTGCCGAAGTCGAGCGTCAGGGTTGCTCATCGTTCGATCCTCCGCAGAATGAGTAAGGCGATCATCGACACCGTGAAGCCCCCAACCGCGAGCCAGAAATACGATTCAAGAGGCGTCATCGTAATGTGGACGGCGTACGTCTCTGATGTGATCTGTCCACGCGGAATTGCGTAGTCACAGACGCCCCTGACTGCACAAGGCTACCCATCGACGTACGCCGTCAACCTCACGGTGCAAACCAGCATTCGATACACCACCAACACCACGAGCAATCCACGAAGACGCCCGCGATCACCGTCGCGACGAAGAAGCCGAGGAGCAACCGCGTCGCCACTGCCGCACTGCGAGAATCGCCGTCAACAACAGACCCGACCACCACGGCGCCGTGAGAATCAGGAGCGACGAGAGCAGCACGGAGAGCCATACCCATGTCACGCGTTCCTCCGTGGCATCGCGATCAACTCCTTTGCGGTGTCAAGCACTTCGCTGAGATGATGCTGCACGACAATCGCGGAGAGCGCCGGCAGGAAGTAGCCCCAGAAGATCCACGGCAAGCGCGCGAGCTTGAACACCGACAGTTCGCGCCCTTCACGGCGGAGCGCTTGCTGAAAGTGTCCGTAGTCCATCCCGAGAATCGCTGCTGCGGCTTTTTCAGGAATGCCCGCACGTTGCAACGATTCGCGCACGGCGACAGCGAGCAACGTTTCGAGTTCCGCCAAGTCCATCGCACTCGCGCGATAGCAGAGCGTCCACAACAGCGTGAGGATGATCTGCGCAACCAGCGGATGCCCGTGTGTCCACTGGCCTAAAACAAGCCTCACGTTCACGACCGACAGAGCGATACCGTCTGGAGTCATGGCGTCACGCTTTCTGAAAAAGGAATTGGCGAGCGAGGAAAGTGCTACGATCGGTCAGCTTCCTGAGCGGGCCGTGTCCACAACGAGCGGATCGGGGTGGATCCGTGGCTCGGTTCCCAGAGGAGCACGACCCGCTCATAAAGTCTACGAGCGAATCACCAGAAAACTCAGAGTCAGACTGAATCAGCTTTACAGGACATACAGTATCGGACCCTGTGTGTTGCACACGAGGATCGTCGCTGTGCGCTTGGGCACGCAACCGCGTTTCCTGTATGTCGTGACTCAGCGTCATCGATCACGCGGCTCCAGACAGCGATTCGAGCGGCACGCCGGTTTTCTCGATGATCTGTTGCGCCAGGACCGCGCGCGGAGATGTATAGCCAAGCTCGATCGTGCGGTAGTGCGACCGCGACATTCCGAGGAATTCGGCCGCTTGCTTATGCGTGAAGCCTTGCGCCTCACGCCAAGATTTCAGATCGGGATATGTGTTCGTGGTAGTTCTTTCCATAACTCAGACGAGCCGTAAGTTAGTCCTGTAGCACGCATTTGTCAAGTGTTCTGATGGCCGGGAAAATCACGAACTGAGTCATGGCGTGAAGCCGTTGCAGAATCAGGACTTATCGGACACACTTCAGCCGCCTATGGCCGAATCGTTGAACGATCGCGTCCGCGTCCGGCTGAAAGACGAGAAAGTCGCGCGTAAACTCAGCGAGCGCGACATGGCGGGGATCATGGGCTGGTCTCAATCGAAAGTCGCGCAAAAATTCAGCGGCCGCACGCCGATTACGCTCGACGAACTTGAAGCGCTCTGCTTCGCGCTGTCGATTCTGCCGTCGGAAGCGGTGCGCGATCGCGGGCTCGAGTTCTCCGCCGAGATGACGCCGAGCGAGCTGCGCTTACTGGAACATTTTCGTCACGAGAGTGACGCCATGCGCGAAGCTGTCGCCACGATTCTCCGCGTGCGGTTAAAATCAGGGGCAGTCCCCGACCGCCACGCGAGTCCGTTACCTGTAAAAAAGTTGAAGCATCGGTAAAAAAATCATGCAACATCGTAGCGGTTTTAGACGATCATGGCCTCCCACTTTTCTCGGAGTCGAGGATGGCCAAGAGTCAACTACGCATGGTTCGGAGTCGCCCGCCGACGTTCAACACGATCGATGCGATGAGTCCAGGCGATCTGCTCCACCGCCTGTCCGTCGTCTCACCGGAACTGTATCGTGCGATCATCAAGGCCGCACGAGAGAGTTACCGCAAAGTCTGGCCCTTCCCATCCGATCCGTTGCAGCTCACGAAAACCGGTACGGACTGATCGCAGCGGTCCTCGCGATCGCTGTGTTGAGCGCGTCAACAGCGCCGGCGTGGCGTGTCGTCGCCAGTGTGCCGTTCGCGCGTACGCAGCGTGAGTGCCCGCGGCGTCTTGCGGGGTTGCCATGAGCGGCGCGGATTGGGCAGAAGTCGCGAAGTGGGCAATCTACTTGGTGGTGTTCGCCGCGATTACGCGCCGCATGTTCAAGAAAAGCTAGTCGATCGGCTCGATGTCGAAGCCCATCGCGCCCACCGGCACTCTGATCGTGGTGCCGTTCTCGAAATGCAGGCAGAGATAGTCACCATCCGCTAGTTCATCGCGATCCGCTGACGTAATATCCACGAGCCGCAGGCCCAGTAGGGCGCGCAGCTCGGGAATCTGCCGCAAGTTGTCGACGCCTTCCTCGTTGTCCTCGTCAGCCACGCACGCGCAGGCCCTTTTTCGACGAACGACGTCTCCGCTCGAGCGCCGAGCAGCGCATCAGCGTATATGGATACGTCGATAACAGGACTATAAGCCGCGCGCATAGACGAAGGCGACAGGATAAGCAAAAGACATTCATATATTTACTACAAAACAAATAGACAAAGTGGTAAGATTGTGATCCAGAAAGCCCCGCCGCTGCGAACACAATCCCGATTGCCGCGAGTAGACATTGACGGGGCGAGTGTGCTATTGTAG